CGGTAGTCGCGGCTGACGCTGCAAGCGGAATGCAGACAGCCACCAAGGCTGGGAGGGATACAAGGGTGGCGAGCTTCATGAGGACGCAAGCGATGCGCTCAGGCTATCTGCGGGAGGTAGCCTCCCAGTTACGAAATAGGGTGCAGGCTCGGGGGCAAATACAGCGGGCTTGTGGTCTAGGCCAGGACGCCAGCACCTCCAGTAAGCCCAATACGGGCGATCAAGCTACCAATAGCTTTGGCGTTATACGCTGCAGTGTGCTTATCTGCAAAAGCTTCAGTTCGTCCGGCAGAGGATGCAACTGACTGCTTGCCGCACTTGTGTACTTGCGGAATATAGCTTTCGCCACAGGGCTTTCCTTTCCCTGTGTCATAACGACTCAAAGTGCCTAAGTATGCTGCCATGTAGATATTAGACGGACGATCTACCTCATCTCCCCTCCGAGACGCTCTCGGGGATGGCGCGGTATCACCGATACTAAGCCTGGTGTAACCCTGCTGCCTAAGGTAATCGCGAGCGACATTAACACCGCTCATCGGATAACCTGCCATGTCTTCGGCAGCTGCCTGTATCACCCGTGCGGACGGAGTAGATACGCGGTTACCCATGACACTGGTGTCATAGCTGTACCGCTGGATAAACTCTGCATGACTAGGGCCTGCGATAGGGACATCACGCAATGCACCGGGCAGGCGCGTATGTAATACTTGCGCGTGAACAATGTTGACATGTTCGATTAGGTTACGCTGCTCAGGGCGAACCCGGTCACCGGGAAATACTGCGGCGTAATCCGCTAGCGCACGGAAATGGGAGTTGAACTGAGTTCGCGTATCGCTAAACACCCGAGCCGCGTCATTAGTGAAGTCGTGACCATCGGGTTTGTTGATCAGTTGGCGAAGCTGTTCTCTTACCTGATTCTGAAACTGAACCGGGGCTCCGGCAAAGTCGCGGCGTACGGTTTGCTCAATATATTGAGAACGAGCCTCATTCCGCCTACGCGGGCCGTCTCTGCCTGTAGCGTTGATATTGAATCCTTGGTTCATCGCATCCCGTTTCAATGCTTGGGATTGATTCGCCAAGGTTCCTGCCATGTGTCTTCTAAGAAACGCGACGTCATTAGCTAGACTACCTGTGCGTGTCCCTGCAAGGCCGTGTTGTTGGGAGAGGAAGCTATACGTAGCATCATCGACAAACACGCTGCGACCGTCGACAGTAGTGTTCAAAACCGCTTCACGACTATTACGTTTCCAGTCGTCGAAGGACTGTCCTTCTCTTGCGGCTGCTTCCGCTGTTCTGTTAAGAGAGGCTAGAACATTGTTCCGCCCATTATGTCCGAGACCGCCGTTGCGGACGGTCTCGGGGACATCTGCCATCCGCTGGGTGAGAGCATCGGGCCCCCTGTTTTCCAGGTTGGAGACTCGATAGGCGACATGCATCCCTGCGCTTTGGGCTTGGGTTCGTTGCTGAGCACGAATGCCCCCGAGACCGGGGATCCGATCCATGACTGCGGAGACACCGGCACGGACGGAATCGTCGAGCTGGCGGCCGGGACCACTGGCATAAGCAGGCCAGCCTCGCTTCATCACGTTGTGGAGGGCAAAGCCTCCGGTGACCAGAGCGAGCCCGATGGTGAGGTTGCGGGTGTTCTTGTCGAGTGATTCGCGGACTTTCTTTTTCTTCTCAACATCGCCGGGGATAGCTTTGACAATTCCGCGCTTGATGGCGCGGGTGCCGCCTTCCACTTCGGAAACATTGCCGGTAACTACGCCCTTGACAACACGCTTTGTGCCGCGCTGGATGTTGGCAGCACCGCTTAGTGGGTCGAAGTTTGAAGCGCGTTGGTGACTGTCATGACCTTCACCTTTAATCCGGCAGTCCCAATCTGCCGGAATACAGCGTCTACCGCACTGCTTGTTAGGTGGTTTACATTTAATTGTGCCTGAAGTCTTCCGCCTCGCATCAAGCCGCGTCTGGATAGCAAGAAAAGTCGCAGCGCGGGTATTGGTCACTTCTCGTCCTCGGGGGCTGGGCTCATCGTGAATACAGTCTGCTCGGGCAGGAAAGCAGTCAGCCCCTTCCGCGCCGCCCGGAGCGAAGCGAAGCCGGTGACCAGCGGACCAGGGACGATCACCTCGTCGAGCTTGATCGTGGTGCGGAAGGCGGCGTACCGGCGCGAGCGGCTGGGCCCGATCAGCACCAGGCGGGAGAGATCGGGGCTGCCATGGGCGTCCACGCGAGACTCATCGCTCACCCTGCGGCCCATGCTCATGCCGTCGATGTGCTTGAGGACGTTGATGTTGAGGTCGAGGGCCTCGTAGCTGTCGGTCTTGGGTGCGGCCTTGGGTTTGGGCTTCGGCTTGGCGGCGGGCTCCTCCTGTGGTTGAGACGCTTGCGACTCAGGTTGAGACCCGCCAGGGGCTTCGCCGGATTGATCCACAGGAGGCAGGATCCCGCCTTGATCCGCAGGAGCTGCGTTCGGATCGGGCTCGGGGGGAATCGGCTCACCATCCGGCCCCAAGCCTTGCGCCTGGAACGACTGCGCCTGCAGTTGATTCATATTGTTCTCAAACTCCGTGTCCTGCTGCATCTCCAACTGTGCTGATACATTTTTATCCAGCACGGTTTCGATGCTGTAATTGGTCGAGCCGAAGCGGTTGTTGCGGATCTCGACGGGCTTAAGTACCCCGATGGTGACGTAAATCTGGTCGACAGAAGCTTGTGATGCGCGAAGCGCGGTCTTCTCCGTGTCCGTTTCGGTGAACACCGAGGGGAAGTGAACCTCCCAGGAATCCGGCACCTTGCCCCGCATTGGGCTCTCTTTCGCCAACATCAGCATGGTGAAGAGGTCCGAGACGGGCTCCTGGCAGTAGACGGTTTGCCAATCTTCGACAAGGGACGCCCAGACACGTTCTTCAAACCGACCTTCTTTCCCGAGGCCACCGGGGCTGGTGCCCATCAGGATCGAGGCGGGCCAGCCCGTCGTGGCCTGCATGTATTCCGCAAACGGGGCGGTGGCCTGAGCCATGTTGCCGAGGGCTCTTTCGGAAAAGCCGATTTCCTCGTCTTTATCGAGGATCATCCCGCCGTAGGTGGAGCGGGCCAGGTTGTTGACCTCCATCCGCTTCATGATCGCAGCGGAGTTCCCGGCTTTGACCATGTTCATCAAGCCGGGGATCTTGTGCCAGAAGACGGAGGCGTCCGTGATGCTTGATTCCAGGCCACGCACTGCGGATTCGTAGGTCTTCCAGGCTTCCCAAACCGCCTGGAGGGGGGCTTGGCCCCAGCCGCTCTGCTGTTGGCGCTGCCGCCAGGGGAGATAAAGCCCGTCGAACCGGATCACACGGGTGTGGTGGATCGTGATGTTCGTCGTGTTGTTGATCTGTTCAGGATCGAGCTTCTGATTGGTCGTGATGCGGTACGCATTTGGCTTGGACTGATCCATGACGGACATGTCCATCGGGAAGATTTCGTGCCGGGAGAGGGGGCAGAGCCCGCGAATGCCACGAATGTGGGCGACGTTGACAGGTTCGGACGGGTCTTCGACACCGTCGTCGATGAGCATGACGATGGCAGCCCCGCCGTAGAGACGCTGGAGGCGGATCGCTTCTGCATAGGCGCGGTAGAAGGAGACTTGCTTGAGGTACGCCTCAAAGTCTTTGATCTGATCGACTTCGTCGGAAGACTTATCTCCTCCCAATGTGATCGTCGGTCTGTGCTTCAGCACAGCATCCGCGATTGCGTCGACGTAGCGCCGAGGGAGTCCTACTGAGTAGAGGGCTTCAAGCTCCGGGTGGGAGAGCATGAAGGAGAAGCTGGGGCGGGTGTGTTGGGTCTTATCTCGACCGTAAACACCCATGCCGGTTAAGCCATTGACAAGGGCACCGTCAATACGCGCAAACTCTTCATCGCTGCGGTATTCAGCCGAGGAGGAGTTATCGGTAGTTTCGGAAGATGCTGTTGTCACGCCGGTTCCTGCGTGTGCTCAGTGTAGCTTCGCTCTCGGGGGAGTTACGACTTTCCAGGGTTCGTCCCGACTTTCCAGGGTTCGTTCCGATAAACCAGGGGTCGATTTCCCGACTTTCCAGGGTTCGTTCCGATAAACCAGGGTTCGTCCCGACATTCCAGGGTTCGTCCCTACATTCCAGGGTTTTGGGAGAATCGAGGGTGAAGCTTTCAAGCTGCGCGGAGGAAGCCAATGAGATCGACAGAACCGGGGGCCGCCATGGCTGCCAGTGCCAGGGCTATGACCGTGTCATCGTGGGCGGATCCTCCAGCGTTGCGCTTCCCCTTGTCGTCGCGGCGGAACGCTCGATGCTCGTCCGCGATGATCCCGTCAGGGAAGATCAGGTCATTGTCCTCCATCATGTACAGAGTTCTGTCTGTGATGGCGTTCTTTATTGGGTCGGACATGTAGACAAGTTCGATCTTGGTGCCTGAGGATTGGAGAGCCAGTGCTTCTGCGATGATTACCCCCATTGAGTTCTTTTCTACAATTACTTCTGATGGGAGGAAGTTGTCGATTAAGTCTTTGACTTTCTGCAGGCTATAAGGCGAGGAGCGATTGTTCTCGCGGTACATGGCCGCTACGCGGTTCGGTTTTGAGGTGATGTCTAGGACTACTGCGGTGAAGTAGTCGTCGCCGCCGCCGTTGGGGTCGACGCCCATGGAGTAGACGCGGTTGGCCATCCCACATTCTGAGAAGGCGCCTTTGGCGCAGGTTTTGACCAGGCTGCTGGGGTATATCGCCGATGCTGTCGAGCCAAACTTCAGCTCAAACTCAGCATCCCACTGGTTCTTAGTGAGCTTCTCTTGCTTGCGGTAGTTCTCCGCCCAATCCGGGTCTGCCCCGTATTGAGGGTGCATGGAGTAATGGAGTGCGACTCGCGCCCAGCCGTCCTCTCTGCCGACTTCGTCGAGCATGGCCTGGAGACCGACGAAGTCGCGCCTTTCGACGTAGTCGTACCAGTCAGAAGGGAGACCAGTTGTCCATTTTTCCCCGAACCAGTTCGACTCCATGTCTGGAGTGGAGACGACGATCACCTTCCCGGCCCTGCCGAGCTTCATGAGAGAGGGGTTTGCGCCCTGGTAGATGTCGGCTACCCCCTCGATGAAGGCCGCTTCGTCGAGGAAGAGGACGGAACAGGCGGGGATACCACGACCACCCCGGCCTGTTGCGGGGAGGAAGTGGAGAGTTCCTCGGCCCCGCCAGGAGAGGCGTGTGTCGCTGTTGGAAAGCCAGGTGAGGGATTCGTTTTTGAGAGATTCGACCATGAAGCGGACACGCTTCGCCAGTTCCTGGGAATCTTTCTGGGTTTTTGAGATGATTACGGCTGTGAAGCCGGGTTCGGTTAATGCCCTATTGGCTAGATAGTTACAGATGACCTCGGATATACCAATCTGCCGGGATTTGAGGACTTGGATCCGCCGTGCTCGGTGAAGGATCTTGACGAAGTCCTTCTGGAATTGATATGGGTTGAACGGCTGAACAGCCGCACCCTCATCGTCACCAGTTTGGATCCATGTGAGCGGCGCGAAGTCCTGCCAATTTTCGACTGAGGGGAGCGATGTCACCAGCTTTGCGCTGGCGTGAAGCATCGCTGCAGCTTCCCTCAGCTCGGTTTCTTTTTCAAGCCGTGCCAGTCGAGTACGAAGTGAAGAGCCGTATTTCACTAGATGTCAACTACTCTATACGTCGCCTCATCTTCCGCAGCTTCTAGTTGATGAAAGTCCGCAGCAGCAGCGTTTGTTGTGGCCCCTGAAAGGAGCATTAGCCTCCGCTCCAAGCGGGCGATAGTGACTTCCATCTCCCTCTGCTCTTGGTAGGCATTGGCAGAGTCCATGATCACCTTCGCGGCCCGAATCCGATCAGCGTCTTCGGATGTCGAGCTGTTCATAATGCCTTGGAGGACTTGAAGGCACTCAGGGACAAGACCTACACCTTGAGTGCCTGTCATGTCCGTCCGCTCTTGGAGCTTTCGGTTGACGACGGACATGAACTGGGGAGTGTGTCTCCAGCTCCATAGGGTTTTGTTGGTCACTCCCGCCGCCTTGGCAGCGTCTGTCATCGTCTTCCCTGCGACGATGGCATCAGCCGCTATGACCTGTTTGACGGTTAGGCCGTCTGCGTTGACTGGATTCTGGGCGACCACTTCTGGAAAGGTTGGGGCGCGTTGTGACTGGGATAAGTCTACCTGAGATTACCTGTTTCTGAACAGGACAGGGGCAGCCGCGATAGTCGGTCCAGCTCAGAGGTGAACTTCCAGAGGGAGCGATGGTCGTATGTCTTGAGGTCATTGGCGGCCAGCCTGTGCCCTGCGGTCACCACAACCTGCAAAATGGCCGCTACTCCTGCGTGGGTTCCGGTTGCGAAGTGTCTGCAGATGGCAGGATTTTGGGATGCGGATGCGGATGCGGATAGTTGGGCGAGTTCATCCAAGGAGCATATTCCAGCAACATCACATCTGTTGTGTTCGGCCTGATGCGATCCGTCATTATTTTGATAAGCGCCTCCAGGAGTTCGATCACGCATAGTTCTGGGTCGGGGTAGGATTTTTCGACGTAGTTCATGTCGATACGAACCGTCATCCCAGTGGGTTTGTATATGGGATGGTTGTGACTTACTTCAAACCGTAGGAGGTAGTTGTATGTGTCAGGGCGGGAGAAGGTCAGATGGACTAGGGGGAAGTTCTGCTTGACCTCATAGGACACCCGGAAAGGAAGGAAGTGGGGAAGGTCAGTCATGCTCCAGTTTGGCGCGGGGGTCATGGGGCGGTCTCATCCTGGGTCTCATGAGTCTCACCCGTAGAGGAGAAGATCCGGCGGGCCGCCTTGATGACGATGGCCATGTCGACCTCGGGGTAGGCCCAGCGATTGCAGTCCGCCAGCAGGTCTTCCATACCTCCCAGCCCACTTCGGGGATGGATGGGCAGGATCATGAGCAGTTCATCGCCTGTCTTGATCTTGCCTTGGATGTACTCACGGAGTCGGATGATCAATGTCCGCATCGTCCCACCGTTGCTAAATCCTCTCCAACTCCCATTGTAGTGTGTGTAAATGTAGCGCTTGCTGTAGCTGTCGTAGAAGCTGATACGGCTTTGCCCATCGAAGAGCAGATAGCTGATGGAGCCTTCATGATTGAAGAACTTCCGCCCGTGCGTGGCGATGATGTTGATAAACTCATTGGCTTTCGCCAGTCGTTCGGCTTTGTCGGGCAGTGCCCGCAGGCGCGGGGTGGGCGATGCCCGGTAATAGCCTTGAGATGGGCTACACATTGGTTTTACCCTTTGGGCTCGGGGTGGGGGTGTAATAAACGCAGTGGTCTTTAAGCTCTTCCCGGCGGTTTATGTATCCGCCATCCGGCCTCGGGGGATCTCTCATCCCCAACCAGTAAAACGACTGGGGCAGCTCTGGGATCTTGATCACCTTCTTGCATCTACCGTCGCCACTTGGGTGAAGGCGGCCAGAGGCGGTTCTTTTCCAATCAGCAAAGATGCAGTCATTACAGGACTTCATGAGAATTTCCCTCCAGTGGGTTTTGTGCTGCGTCGTTGTTCAAACAAATCACAATCAGCCGCGAAGGTTTTCCCCTCGTAGACAGGATCTGGCATGCCTTGCGAACAGGGATCCGATCCGCCCCGCCAGAACCGGCATGCCGTGCAGAACTTGGCTGGGGTTCGTCGGGGCAGCTCGGGGGCGACAGCTCGGTGGGTGCGGCCCAATCGGATCTGGGAAACGGCCTGCTTGGAAATACCGAAGCGTCGGGCCATACTCTTCAATGATTCGCCACTAATAAGGATTAGGTGGACGTCAGCGTCGCTCAATCTCATTGTCAAACCTTTGCAAGGGTCACGCCATTGGCCTGCCCCTGGTACTTGCCGTCGCCGTAGGGCGTGTCACATGGCAAGCCTTCGTAGAACAGAGCCTGGCAGATCCCCTCGTTGGTGTAGATGCGGCAATCGGCGCCGCTGCTGTTGGAGATCTCCAGGGTCAGGTGGCCCTCCCAACCGGCTTCGCCTGGGGTGAGGTTCACGATGATGCCGCAGCGGGCGTAGGTGCTCTTGCCGATGAACTGAGCGGTGACATTGGGTGGGAGCTTTAGATACGGGATTACCACTCCAAGGCCATAGGTGTGGCCAGGGAGGACAAAGTAGGAGCCAGCTCGATCGTCATGGTGACGATCTGCGTGAGCCAGGCAGCGATCATCAAAATTCTTGGGGTCTACAATCAGGCCAGGGACGTGGCGAAAGATGCGGAAGTCCTTGGGTGAAAGGGTTAGGTCGTAGCCGTAGGAGCTGGTGCCGTAACTAATCACTGGGCGCTGGAAGTGTCCATAAGGAGCAGATCCGGGAAGAGGGATTTCAATTTCCCGGATCTTCCCAGGCTCAAACGGGCTGATCATGCCCTCGGCGGCGAGCTGGCGGATGCGCCAGTCGGGAATAGGGCCGGCTGCACGGGGGATCTTAATGGGCGCCTCGCAAGGGATGAAGTTGAAGTCTGGTGTTGAGTTCACGGGAGGGGTTCGTAAATGGTGCGGACTCGGTGCTTCGTGGTTGCCGGGGAGGATCAGGGCATCGGGGGGTCAGGCATCGGGGGTCTCTGGATCGTGTGCATCTGCCCAGGCGAGTGCATCCGCCTGAGTAGCAAATGGGCCAGCGTGCCCCCTACCCCCCAGCGCCATGCCGTTGCTGCCAGGCCAAGGGACAATCCCCTGATTGGCATACGCAACGCCAGCAGACATCCCCTCCGCTGGATCCCAGGATCTGACCACTGCAAACCAGCCGTCTACTGCTGGCATTGGGTCCCAGCACCAGTCGGTGATAGCGGTGGGGTTGGTCATAGTGGTGTAATCAATTTGCTTACGGCCCAGTTGCGGACAGATTGCCAGCGGCGGCGGCGTGACTGCTCGTCGTTGCGCTTGTCACGGAACTCGTTCGCAGCAATAACTGCATGGGCCAGGGTTTCGCTGATGTTGAACGGCTCGGCCAGATCGCGCCAGTCCACATCTGGATCGGTCAGGTCGTGCGACAGCGGCACAGCCTGTGGACCTCGCTGCAGTCTTACAGCGCCGAGAGCGCAAACGCAGCCGGTCTCGGGATCCTCCAATGCTCCGGCTGTCAGCTCTGACGTTGGCAAAGCGTCCAACGCATCCATCAACTGCTGCGTTATTTCAGTTGGCTTCATCTGTTGGGCTTGAGGATTTTGCTCAGTGTAAATTTGAATGGCTGCGTGTAGAGAGAGAGAAGCGCCTTGCGGTAATCGTTGTTCATACCCATTTCGGTGTGTGGTCATCGATAATTCCCAGAACCTCGTTCACTTCTAGGCCGTCCGAGAGGTTAAGAATTAAGTCCCTTATTTGTGTGAAGGCTTCTTGTGCTTCAACTTCTCTAGGACTTAGCTCTTCTGGCACTGAAGGCGCCAAGGCGGGGTGCCCCCAGCGGGTGAGGACGGCGCGAGCGTACGCAAACACCTGCTGTTCCGTCATTTCGTACTGAACTGGATCACCGGCTGTTGCCTGGAACCGATACAGCCGAGTGTCGATAGCCAGTTGCAGCAACTCCTCATTGCTCGGTTCTTTTCCCTCCGACTCAGCCAACTCGGCGCGGGCGCGAGCGACGAGGGACTCCATTTGGCGCCTGGTATCGCTGCTGACAGTGAAATCCAGGGCATCGTCAAGCTGCTGCGCAAGCTCAGCGCACAGGGTGCGGAAAATGGCGGTCATGGTGTTTCTGTGTAAAGTCCGAGGGAAATTGCTTCACCTGCTGTTAGTGGGTTGCAACAGGCGGGACATGGAGCGTTGACGTGACAGCTACATCCGCCTCTTAGGTCGACCAACTCTGCGTATAAACCATCATCATTTGCCACTTTTTCTTCAAGTTCTTCAAGTTCGGCGTCGTCAATCTGCAGGCTCATGGCATTTTTGTAAAAATAGTCAATGGTTAAAAACGGATTGCGGCTGCTACCCTCCCCACCAACCCACCGGGGATGCGGGCGGCAAGGCGGGAGGTGTGGACTGGGCGGCGCCATGCTGGCGGCCCAGGTCGTAGACGGCGCGGCCAAACTCCACAAAATCGCTGTCGAATGTGGGCCCGTGACTTGACCACGAACGCATGGCCAGCAGCTCCTCATCCGTGGCCACCGGAGCGGCCTCGGGCGAGGGGGTGGGCTCGGGGATCGGTCGCTGCTCAAGCGTCCCCACTCGCTCCAGCAGGAACAACAGCACCTGGGAGTAGGTGTCACCGACAGCAGCGGACTGTCGTAGCCAGGCCACGGTTTCATTGGAAATTTTCGCTTCAGTCATGGTGAGAGCCTCGCTTTGCCCCAGCGGTTAGCTTTGTACCAACCGGCTATTTCAGGAGTCCACTTCTGGAACTCGATCATCAGCAGCTCGCAGAGCGCTTGGATTTCAATCTGAGCGTCGAGCTTCGCTCGGAGATCGAGGAAGTGCATCAGGGAGCGGAGGTTGAAGGAGACGACAAAGTTCTGTCGAAAGTCGAAAGGCATGTAGCCTCGGGCGTGTTCTTCGGCAAAGCCTGCGTGTAGTTTGTTCGCGTAGCGTTCCGCGAGAAAGACGCATAACTTCTGGTCAGAATTGAGCCCATCTTCGGAGTAGATGTATTCATCTCCACCACGGTCTTTGTACCGACCTACGGGGCGGAAATAAACCAGATCAGAGATGTGGAATTGATCAGGATCGTAGCTCTCATCATTAGAAACGACCCGTTTGAATCTTTCCCCGGTGTATCGGGAAGATTGGACATCGAAGGAGACCGCTACGCGATGCGTCCGGGCCTGCTGCATCACGGAGTGGGGGAAGCCCGCTGTCGCGATCGTGATCTGAGGGTGCTCAAGAGGCCCGAAGTGGCCCCGACCTCCGGCCAAGAGGTGTTTGAGGAGGGCCTGGCCTGCTTCGTCCTCGGGGGGAGGTGTGTCGTCGATGACGGAGCCTTCGGAGTAGTCCTGGTGCATAGCCAACCAGGCGGTTTGGTTGGGCTGAGGGGTGGCTGCTACGGTCTTGGTTCGTAACCGAGGATCAGCACGGAGAAGGTAATCAGGGGTTACGAGAGTGTACTCAGTTTGAGTGGGAGTGGGTTGCTCGGTTTGATTACTCATTGGGAAAAGGCGATGGGGTTGAGAAGTTTCTTAGCTGCGCGTAGTCTCCGCATCAGCAATTTCTGAGCCTTCTTAGGCATCGTGGTCACATGCCATAAGCCGCAAAAACTGCATGCGTAGGGTGTGCCTGTGAAACCAGTTTGACGTAGGTAGGTCGTAACTTCACTACGGGTGGTGTAGGCGGCTTTGGTCGCGCATGCGCCGCTGACACGGCTGATTAGGTACTCCGCGTCTGAGATGTCGGAGGTGGTGATGTCTGGGGACGGAGAGATAGAAATTTGATGTGGCTCAGAGAAGGGTTGAGGTTTGAATTCGGTGCGGCGGGGACGCGAGAGGTGGCTGAACTTCGCCATCGGCGGGAGAGGAGTGAGATCAGGCGGACTTGATGAGGATAGGGCAGGAAGGCCAACCCTTTCGTGAAACGGTTGGCGATGACGACGGAGAAGGGGATCATCAGGGATCTTTGGGTGGGGGATTGGGCCGTATTCCACGGGGGACAATAGTAGGTTTTGGTTGGTAACCTCTTAATCGATTTCCGTTACCTCTTTGCCGGGAACCTTCTGTGAAAGAAGGGATAACTGTGAAAGAAGGAGTGGTGGAGGCTGTTGTCTCTTGCTGTTTCTCCAACGCAATAGCTGCGCGGGCGTAGGCGACGATGGCCGCGCCTGCGTCTATGCCTTTAGGTTGGATAGACGTTGTCATTGAATAATCTCTCCAGGAATTACCTCGATGCGAGAAGAAGTCGAATGACAGTTGGAGCAGTTGGTCATCGGTGAGTGCCATCAATCCTCATCCTCTTCTGGGAGATAGCTCACAGCGGCGGAGCCTAGACGAGTACGCCCAGAAGCTGTTTGCTGGGCTCGGTGGACAGCTGCTGAGGTTTCTCCGAGGGCGGACATAAGTGGGCTGGCGACGGGAGCCAGCTCCTGGAAGAAAGCTGCGGCAGCAGCGAAGAACGGAAGAGGGGTCGTCATGGGGCGGAAGTAGGAGGGGTCGAGTCGCATTGTTGAACGGCGGACGGATGGAGAATGCTGCTGTCAAGCAGCGACATCCGGTAGCGGTTGACCGCTGCGTGGAGGATGTAGGCAGGGGGGACTTCAAGTTGGTCGGCCAAAGCCTTGATGAAGTCGAAATTCTCCGGGGTTAGGGAAGTGTTGAAGCGCTTCGTGAGGGTTGTCCCCATGTAGCGGTAGCGCTCGACGGTCTCGGGGGAGATTTCGCCGCGCTGAGCTGCAACCTGGAGTCGCTTGTGGACGGTCTGCCGGGAGACGTTGAGCCTCCGAGCGACTTCTGCGTAGTTACAGATGCCGATCTCATTCAGGAGCTTTTCGCTCTCAGCAATGATCTGCTCTACTGAGACTTTTGAGACGTATGCCATTAAACCTCCATGGGGAGGCTACAGCCTACTTCTGCCCTACGTCTCCGTGAAGTGAGGGTATGTGAAAGTCCCCCACAGGGAAGAAACGGGTCGGCAATTCCTTCTGCCGCAAGTTCTCGTTCGCTCTTGTAATCTCTTCTGTCGACGCAGTCGTCGTGTAGAGGGACGCTCCTGTCTCTATGTGACGAAGTTCGTATGCGGAGAAGCCCTCCTTCATCGTAGACATGCGGCAGCCAGCCCTTTAGGGGGGCTTTATGAGATGTTGGACAAAACTCCGTCGCAGCAGGCGCAATGCCGGGGCGGCTGGTCAGGCCCACACAGTCTGGCGCGGAGGGTGAGGGTGGGGATACGGGACACATGAGACTCATTGAGATATTCCATTGATGGAGATGATCCGAACGGTCAGGGCGGCGGTGGTGCTGGTCATGAAGAGCATGAGGAAGGTCGGCCGATGAAGGAGGTAGCCGATTCCGTAACCAGTGAAGCTGGCGCAGGCGGCGACAGCCTGCAGCTGTGCATCGGGTGTCATGATCATTGGGAGTAATCTCCGGGGTAAATCAGGGTGTCGTCGGGGAGAACACGGACCTGGGCTTCTACCATTGCCAACTTCCCCTTTTGGATCTCAACCCACGCTTCCAACGAGGTGCAGGCGGCTTGTAGGAGGCGGTTCTGCAGCCCGGTGGGCTGGTGGCGGGCCTGATCGAGGCCGATGGTTGTGAGTTCCAGGATTAGGTCAGTGAACTGGACAATGGAGGAGTTCAGCCGTTCAGCGTTGGATGCAGGGGTGACAACTATGGGGTGCTTCGGAGTCATCAGGCATCCTCGTTGAAAAGGCACCAGTCATTAGCGAGGAGATCGTCGAAAAGGCACCAGTCATTAGCGAGGAGATCACTTTGACTGGCTAGCCAGGGGACACGGTCGCCTTGAACGGTTGTAATGAAGATGTACGGAAGCGTCATCTTGGAGTGTTGATCGGGAAGCTGGAGTTGAATCCATTGGTTCGCCCCGTTCCACCCTTTGCGGGTTAAGCGGTGGCCGTCGTGAAGCTCTTTTAGGGCTTCACTAAAGGAGAATAGAGACTGTGTACTCATGACTCCACCTTGCTCCAGTCGATGACAATCGCCGGGTGTACTTCACCCAGGACGAGAGTCAGGGCGAAGCCCTTTGGGGTGCTATCGAGAACTGCCTCCTGAATGATCCCCACCAGGGCGTTGCGCTTGGCGCGGGTGGCGGGGAGCTGCTCCGCGTCGGATACGGGCTCGGGGGCAGATCGGCGAGTCTCAGTCTGAGTCTCATGAGACTTCGCCTTGGCCTCCGCCTCTGCGGCCTTGCGCTCGGCAGCTTCGGCCTTCTTCCGCTCCGCTTCGATGGCGGCCTCCGCCTCCTTGGCCTCTTTGGCTCGGAGCCGCTCCGCCTTGGCCTCCGCATCGGCTGTGGCTTTCGCGGCGGCGGTCTCAGCGATCTCCGCTTCGCGGCGAAGACGGGCGGCTTCCGCCTCCTCCTCCCGCTTCTTCTGCCTTGCGGCCTCCGCCTCTTCGTGGTCGATGGCGGCTTGCAGGGCCTCCTCCAGTGCGGCGCGTGTGATCTGGATCTCCGCGTCAGCCTTCGGGGTGAACTCCTCAAAGGTCGTCGGGTCGATCTCTGTGAGGGCGTCGAGGAGCTTCATGATCCGGGCGGAATCCCCGTGGGGGCCCCGGCGCATCTCGCTGATGGTGTCGATACCAGCTTCGTGATCAGCGATTCGCTCTTTTTCGGCCTCTTCGATGCCTTTGATGATCCGCTCATGCGGTTCGATCAGGGCGGTTACTCGCTCTGTCAGCTCCTTGGCGAAGCCGTTGACGTTGCGGATGTAGGACTGAGCTTCGTCGTTCTGCGCTTTGCGCGTACGGTCGATGGAGGTTCGGACCTGGCGGAGCCCGTAGATGTAGCTCCGGGCGGCCTTGTTAATCGCCGGGTTGCTGTAGTCACCGAAGGTTGTGACGGCTTTGGACTCTGCGATTTCGACTTCGGAGGTGATCCGGTCGAATGGGGTGAGGACCGTGGTGTCAAGGACTGGGCTTTTGGTGAGAGTCATCGGGGGAGTGCAGCGGGCTCGGGGGTAGGGGTTTTTGCCAGGGTCTGGAAATGGCCTGCTCGCCTGTGCATGTCAGCGGTGAGCATGTTCAACTGGAGAGCGGCCTTTTGTAGCCGAAGTTTGTCCTCTTCGGTTAGAAGTTGACCTTGCTCCATGCGGTATTCACTGTGTAGAAGGTCATTCCTGATGCGGCGGAAATGTTCTGCAGCGTTTTGATAGCGGATCGCTTCTGCGTAATCCGCACCGTGAGGATGTTGCGAAGCCGGGGTTTGCGGTTCCTCCGATGTTGTGGTTAAATGTTCTTGTCGCTGGTGAGGCTGCATGGCTGATCCGGTAGATGGACAGTGGAGGGCTCCTGTGGTAGGGGGCCTTCTTTTCCTATGACGAACATCGCTAGTTGTAGTTCAACGTAGCAATCGTCGTTACCTCTTAACTCATGAAGCGTGGCGTCTCGGCGATAGATCCAGTTTCGGCACAAGGGGTCTTCGACTACTCGCACTAGGTCACCTACCTTTAGAGTCTCATGACCATGAGTTCTTATTACGATGAACCATGATGGACTTGGCGCTACAAATCCTGCGTTTGTCTCTGCTTGATGTTTAATGGCCATGGGATCCTCTACTAAGAAGGTGACGACCCCACGCGATTCCCAGTGCTGTTGCAGTTGGGTGCGGGGGGCGCCCATATTCGCGCTGGAACCAGGCTGCGTATTCAGCCTCTAGATCTCGATCTGAGATGTCAGCGTCAGCGGCACGGGCGGCGGCGATAGCGCGTTCTGCGATCCACTGACCTTGCAGTTGGGGGTCAACAGAGCGAGCAGATTCGACGATGTTGATGATGGTGAGATCGGTCATGAGGCGGATACCTCGATGCCCTGTGTGAATTCCTCCGCTTCAGCACGGGCGTCGATCTTCTGGTAGGCGAGTTTGAGTAGCTCGTCGACAGAGAGATCGTTCGCGTTGAGGAAGAGGTTATCAAGAGCGGATGCTGGGCCTACCTTGACGGGGCCTCTTGAGATCAGATGGAGGTTGACGACACGCGCAGGGTAATCCTGACATTCCATGTGGATTACGTCGAAGCCACTGAAGATGAATGAAGAATGGTTCCATCGCATTGCGAGGGTCTTCCCATCAGAGACAAGGTTTATTCCGTGATGATTGTTGCGGTCCATCGCAAACCCTCCATATTCGGTGTTGTAGGAGATTGGCATAGCTTAATAGGGGATTTTGCGGCCAAATTCGTCGCGTTTGTAGTACGCAGTCGACGCAATCTCCTCGGGAGTCTTCTTTAGAAGCTTGGCAAGTTCCGTCTCAGCACGGGCCAGGGTTGTGCGCATCTGCTCAACTTCGCGGATGCGAGCCTTGATCACCTCTTTGGCTTCATCGCGGACGATAGTCCGTGTCTCTGCGAGGGCCTCTTCGTAGATCGCGAAGGTGCTATCAGGGGAGATGATTTCGGAGGAGGTAATTGGAGTGTTGTCGTGCTCGGGGGGAGCACCTTCTTCAGGGCGGGGCATGGCTTGAACGCGAGTGCAGTAGAGGAGGTAGCCGAAGTTCGTTGAAGTGGGCATGGACACCGTGTAGGGGGTGCGGTGGGGAGGAGGTGAATCACCTCCTCCCGCCCGTTTGGATCAGGCGATGGTCAGGAGGCAAGCCTCGCGGGCTGCCTCGATCCGGTCAGAGCCGGTGCCACCCCAGAGGGCTTCCAGCCGGGTGCGGGCCGCCTTGATGGGGTCTTTGGTACGACCTGCATCGTGCGTCTCAAACTGGGTGATCGCTTGGAGCAAGCCATAGACCGTGCCGGGGATGATGTCGATCCCGGTGTTGCCGGAGTAGTGGCTGCGGATCGTTCCGATCTGAGTCTCCAGGTCTTCGAGGGTGCGCTCTCGAAGAGCACCTGACTCCTTGTCCTTGATGGGGGACCCCAGCTCTTTGGCGTAGGTATTGCGGAGGATGAAGTCCGCAGCTTCCTTTGTGAGCTTCGTTGTGGTCAGAGGCCGCAAGGCAGCAATGTCCTGCTGGAAGGTCTGGTTCTGGATGTCGATCAGGGAGGGGAGGTTCTTCATCCACTCGGTGATTCCGGCGGAGTGGCGAAGCTTGAGGCCCTGGCCTGCGGCTTTCGCCTTGGCTGCGCCCTTGCCGCTGATGTAGCGAACTTGGTTCGCACAGCGGAGCATCATGTCGGAGAAGAAGATGGAGAAGGCAGTGGTTCCGTCGAAGGAGTTGCAGGCGTGGAGGAAGCGACGGACTGAGTGACCTTCGGCAACGTCTGCGACGATGTCGATGTAGGCGGAGACGACGACCTTGCGGCCATGGTCGAGGACCAGGATGTTGTCGATGGTCGCGTCTTCGCGGAGGTAGTCGAAGAGGTTGATGAGGCCCTCCATCTGAGCCGGGGTGTAACCCCGTCCGACATCACCCAGGAACTGCATCGTGTCCGTGCGGACGATCGCCTTGCGCTCGGTGATGGGATTCCAGAAGGGTGCCACATGGGGGCCGCAGTCTTCGGGGACAGCGTTGAACGCCAGGGGGCGAGAGACGACCGTGAAGTCCGCGCCAGCGGCGGCGAATGCCTGGCGGGGGGTGGCGTCAGCCGGGTTGATGTAGCCGCCTGCGGCAACAGCCTGCGGGGCGCGGCCCAGGAGGAGCTGCTCATTCCGGGCGTAGGCCGTGGTGGCCTTGCCCATCAGGGCGCCGGAGACGGAGAGGGCTTCGGAGCTATCGCTCCGGGTGGGCTGGGTGTGGGAGGGATCCGAGGCGGGGGCCAGGTTGGCGTACTCGGGGGTGAAGGCGGGGGTGGTCTGCATGGCGGAAGGGGCGGCCCGTGGGCCAGGGGTGGTGGTAGATGGACAGCCGCGAGTGCGGAGTAGAGTCAACCTATCAAGAAGGGGAGAGGTTGTCAACCGATTCAGGAAAGGTTTGTGTGAGTGCGCTGAGAAAGGAGGCGCAGCCTGGGCTTACGTCAGGAAGGTTGACTGCCAGGTGGTGAGGGTCAGCCCTTGTCGATCTCGACAAAGGCGACCCAGTTTGGGTCGGTCGGGTCGTAAGCGTCCTCCAGGACTGGGCGGAGATCTGCGCGGGAGACGCGGATGACGCCACCATCGGCACCCCATTCGTGGAAGTGGCCGCCGATGTGGGTGCGGATGAGAATGTCGTCGACGGTCGGGATGACGATCTCGGGGCCGAAGCTCTCAACGATGAAGGCTTCACGGTCTACAAGATTCATCGTGTGAAAGTCTTCGTCAGACACGGCTCGTTGCGGATCGACGTACTCACGCCAGAGGTTGAGGTCTGCAGCTTGTTGGGCGTAGGTAGGTTTGTTCATGACGCAGCAGAAGCGGATTCGCGGGTGAAGGTGAAGGCCCAGTCGGGGTCACCTTCGGTCTTGATCCAGGTGCAGAAGCTCCGGTCGGGGGAGGTCACGAAGATCTCCCCGTCGCGGAGCTGCTCCAGGGTGCAGATGGGGTTGCCGTGGAGGCTGTTGGCGAGGCGGTTCTTCGCCTTCGGCGAGAGGGGGGTGAGGATGACGTTCATGGAGTAAAAAGCTCAGTACAGAGTTTCTGTGCTTCGACAACAGCGTTGAGATGATCACTCCGCACTGGTGTCTCATTGATTTGGACGTAAGTCCAATCGTCGTAGCCGACGCTGGCGTCTTGGAGTGCAGCCTTCATCGCGTCAGCGTTGCTAATGCCTAGGGAGCGATAACGACAGTAGTGGCTGGCGTAGAGGTTGGGAAGGACGGTGGAGGCGGTAGCCGCAGTTGGGAGGAGAAAGGGGGGCAGGAGTAGGAACAGAGGAAGGAAGCGGACCATGGGGGCGGGAATGAGAATCGTTATCACCGCCTAGGTTCGGACGGCGAAGGGCTCTGGTTGAGGTGTTCAATGTGACGCTCAAGGTAGGTGTGCGCCTTATGCAGCCCTTCACGGATCGTATCCCGCTCTGCAGTTGCTCGCTCCCAGCTCCCCGAAGGGAGCGGGTAGTAATTGCGAGCGTGGAAGTCGATGGCGTAGAAGGAGTTGATGGCCTTCTGCAGATCACGGCGGGCGTTGATGTACCCGTCGCGAAGCGACTCACGGCTGTTGCCGTTGAGGTGGATGAGGGGGAAGGTGAGGCGGGTTTCGGTGGAAAGGGCGGACATCAGGTAGTGCCTTTGCAGTTTGGACAGCGGAAAGTGAGGTAGTCGCCTCGCCCATCGTCACCGGAGTAAGAACCCCAGCCGATTGGCATGGCATTAGGTCCAGGCTTGATCTCTGCGATCTCTGCGGGGTTGTTGACTTCTACGGTGACTACGTCGCCGGAGCCAAAGCCCCCACATGTAGAGCATCGGTAGATAGCCTGCCCTTTGACGGTGATGGAGTTGATGTAAAGATGGCGCATCAGCAACCCTCCACATCGGTGACGTCCTCGGGGGAGGTGGCGATGGGCCGATGGCTCTGGCGGACGAATTCCGCGATGGCGTCGAAAGTGTCAGAGTCCCACTCTTTGCCATTCATTTCTTTATGAATTGCATCCATCGCATCGGAATCAGAGGTGACGTATTCCCCACAGTGGTGGGTCAACCCTAGGAACTTGTCTATCCCTAGGTTAATGTTGTTGTATGTGGTCTTTAATGAGTTGATCTCGGTTTGTAGAAAGTGGATCCGCTTGAGGATATCGGAGCCCATACCCGCGAGGTCAGCGCAGGGGTTGATGGGGTCAGGACCACAGTTGCGTTCAAGCGCTGTAAGAGTCTTGTTGTCCATTGATCAACCGGCTGTTGCCGGAGCGAGAAAGTGGAGAGGGGAGATGTCATCCGTTGAACCGAAGTGAAGGATGTAGACATGTGTAGAACGCCTCCGGATCTTTAAGCGCTTCTGCCTCTTCTTTGATGTAAGAGAGAAAGAAGCGCTCCGGGTTTACCTGGGCTGAGCTAGTGCATAAATGCCAGCGTAGATATAGAATCTTGTAGATCACATGATCTCGGCATTGATCTAATGTCCACCCGTCACGAATCCTACACAGTAGATCTTCATTTTGATCACTATTGATCAGATACTCCTCAATGCTTTCTACAGCATCACTAATCTCCTGCTTAATCATTTCATCAACGACCGTGGGATTGTTTGGGGAGAGTTTGTGCATGAGATCAATCGGCTGCTGCCGGGGCGATGTGTTCGTACTCGTAGTCTTGAACCGAAGGATGGCAATGAAGGAGGTGATCGACGAATGTCATTACACCGGCATCATCCTGTGGTTGACGAAAGTAGACAGTGATTACAACTAAGTCGTGGTTGGACATGGTCATTCACCGGCTGCTGCCGGGGCGAGAGAACGGTTGCGGGCGCCTGTTGCCTGCTTCGCCACGGAGACGGAAGCCCCGGCGGCATAGCCGGCGGCGCGGCCTGCGGCGGACTGTGAGCCCTTGCGGGCAGCACCCTTACCCAGAGAAGGGTGCAGCCATGTCATGTATTCGTTGGCCGCTTCTTTCTCTTTGACGAAGGAGGATCGGAGCACCAGGCCGGGAACGTGAGTGATCCCGTTAGTGGCGGTGATACCCTCCTCCATGCGGCGTTCGTGATCGTCGCGGAGCGCTTTGGCGACACGCTGAGCCACACCTTCGCGGAAGGCTATCCAGTAGGAGCGGCCTCGGGGGACGGCGAGGACACTCCGCCCTTCACGCTGGTGCAGCTTTCTGACATCATTGTCCGCCTTCATCTCCTTCTCTACGACCCTGTCGATTGCACCTGTGAGGTACTCGATTATGTCGTAAGCCTGAGGGATCTTGATGCTCCGCCCGTAGAAGTGGATATGGGTACAGGCGTCCTGTGTGCGGCGGTAGGTGAATGTGCAGCCGTGGGTGTAAGCCACTGCTCTGAGCACCGACATAAGCCAGGTGTTCATCACCTTGGCGGTCCAGATGTGTTCCTTGACGATCTCAGGAAGGTTCTCCGCTAGGGCTCCAGCATGGGAATCTAGGCTGAGATTGTTCTTGCTGGTGAACTCTGCGTACTTGGCGGCAGCCAAGGCTGCTTCGTGTTCATTGGAGGACGTAGTCCTCGCAAGAAGCGCAAGCGCTGTTCGTTGGGCACGGGCGGCCTCTTCCCCTTCGGGGGTCTTCGCCAGTTCGTGGTAAATGTCCACTGCCTGTCGTTGAAGAACACCATTGACATGGTTGGCAAGGAGCCGGAACTCTTTGCCGTGGGTGGGGACGTCTCCGTATTTGATGTGTTGAACGTGGTGGCACAATTCATGCAGACCAACGTCGATGATTGCCTGGGATTGACGTTCGGGCGGGAGGCCACGGAAGAAGTCGGGATCGAGGCTGATGGTTGAGGCCGAATACCAGCCTGCCCAGCGCTGCCTGAGCTTCTTGGCAGAGGTTGAGCGTTCCCAGTGGAAGGCCCGGAGGGGCAAGGTCGTGTCTGGGAAGAGCGTGGCCAGTTGCTCGTTGAGCCAGGCGAGGACTTCGGCCTCGGGGGTAGAAGTGGAGAGGATCTTCATGAGGACTTGTTGAGCGGTGGGTCAGTCTCAGCTGCAGGCCCGCCGCCAGTAGGACCAACTGCGGCCTAACTGTTTGCGGACGTTGAAAGAGTCGGAGAAGCCGCCCATGGCGTAGAACTGCTTCCGGGTGATGCGGTAGTAGCCCATCATTTGTATTGGCCCACAGGTTCAGTGAGGCTGAAGCTGTAACTCCCGCTTATGTTTGAGCCAAAACCGGAGGTGTAGCCTTCTTCTATTAGACGGCGCACTTCATCGAGGGCGTAAATAGCGTCGTCTTCGTGCTTGCCTTCGATGTGGATGTTGAATGCGATGCTCATCGCTCAGGCCCCCGCAGCCTTGCGGGAAACCGCGAGGGCGACGTAGACGGTGGGGGTGTTGATGGCGCGGCCATCGGATTGCTCCAGCTTCTGCTGTTGCTGCACCTTGAGCATCTCGTTCTGCAGCAGGAGCGAATACTCCCAGTTAGCGCGTTCCTTGCGTTGCACCTGAAAGTCGCCGACGTCGATGCGGCTGACGTTGTTCTTGATGCAGTGGGCTTTGAGGAAGGCGGTGTGCCCATCGAGCAGAGCCTTCAGCCTGTCGATTTCCAGCTTGAGCTGGAAGGCTTGCGCCACGCGAGTGCCGATCTCCCCGTTGGGGGAGTAGGACTTCGGCGCAGCCGGGGCCTTGCGGCGGACGGTGCCGGAGCCGTTGCTGGAGCGGGGGGCAACGACGCAGAGCGTCGGGCGTGTGGAAGTGGTCACGGTGAGTGAACGGGCAGGGCCCGGAGGGTGGTGGTAGATGGACAACTGGCAAAGCCAGGGCGCAAGGGCGCCAGGAAACCTCCGAACGGGTGAGGATCGGAGGCTTCGGGGTGCCGTCGCAGGGAGCGAAGCGCTCAACGAGAGGGGAAGGGAGGAGCGGGCTCGGGGGAGAGAGCTTGAGGGAAGGTGGGGGGTAGGGGTGGCGCAGTTCGCATCCCCTCGTTGATCAGCACTGTTGACAACAACAGACCGAGGACGAATCCGATGAAGGTGTCGGGATGACGCCAGGAGGGGGTTCCGGGGGGAGGGCTCATGATCAGAAGGGGAAGGGGAAGGGGGAGGTGGGACGTGCGGGCATGATGGGGGCATCGTATGCCCCCGTTCAGGAATCGGTCAAGCCGCGCCACGGGCGATTGCGGCGGCTTTCTTGCGGCCTGAGCCGTGGGCCGGGAAGGTGACTACGACCTTGCGGTCGGATCGAGCGCAGAGGGGGATGCCTCGCGGCCCACCGCAGTTCTTGCAGTTGATGTCGTCCCGCAGGGTTGCGGGGCATTGAACGAATGTCACGCCTTCCTCGCGGAAGCAGGTTGGAGCTTCCGGGGGGACGACGCAGACCGTAGGGAGGCCGCGCAGCGCGTTGAGGGCGGCAACGTGAGTGTCCTCACAGGAGACGTTGATGGTGAAGCCGTAGGTAATGGCTTCACGAATGGCGGAGAGGTTGTGTGTGTTGAGTCTGTGGTGCGTGTAGGTCCACGCTGCACGAAGACGCCCTGCGACTATGGCTAACTCGTTGACCAATTCGGGAATGAGATAGCCTCCGGCATGAGGCAGATCGCCAGCCACGTTGTGGCGGAACATGTCGGTGGGGCCCAGGCGTCGGAGCTTGTGGATGAACTCGCCCCAGGGGGAGCCGCGCTCGGGGACTTTCTTCCAGTGGAGAAGGGATCTGCCGTAGGCGGCGTAGCAGCCTTTGCCTGCGAATGGGCAGGTTGGAGCACAGGAGGATTGCTCCGTCATAGAGACGGCAATGGGCCCGGTCTTGCCGTTGGCGGAGACGGGGACGAAGTGGACGACAGGGGCGCTCATTTTTTGACAAGGGTGGAGAGGCAGACTGCATCATTCTTAGGACGCTCATAGGCATCCCAACCTTCTGGCAGATCGTAGCCGGGGAGATTTTTTAGAAGCTTTGAATTGAGATCCTGGAGTATCTTGAACGCTGGGGAACTCTTCCATCCTGGATGTTCACAGGATTGGTAGCTCAGGCAGCCCCCGGCTCTAGCGATTACGCCGGGTTGTGGAAGGAGAACGATCCGCCTGAACTTGGTCGCCTTGAGGCTACGGTAGTGAGCCCCGCAGTAGTCTTCAGCGTCCTCGTAGCAATGTTGGATTGATCGCCAGTTCTCGTCAATGAGGGCGTCACGGACGAGTTGAGGAGCGTTTTTGTCTGTCGCTCCGTCGATCCCCTTGTACTTGAGGTACAAGTGGGTGGAGTCACGGGGATCGTTGAAGTATGCGGAGACGAGGAGGTCAAAGAGATCGTTGGAGCAGAGGAAAGCTGACATGGGGGGAGGGGATGATTGGGCTTGTACGGTTACTTGAACGTCAACTTGTACGACTAGCTACCAGATCAGGACGTTCCTGCTGTATTGCATCGGCGATGGCTTGAATGGTGTCAGGGCACCACGGAGTGTCCGCGCCTTCGCCCCATAGAGCATCTGCGATGGCTTGTAAAAGCTGTTCTGTCTTTAAGACAAGGATACCATTCTCTTTTCCGATTCGGGCTATCTCGGAATCAGGGAAGTTGTCAATGTTGTACCACTCTTCCTCTGTGAAAGCTTCATCGGGGACCAGATAGCAAGACTCAGCGGACAGCATGGTGCCGGTTGAGTCGATAATTGTCGACATGGGGATCAATCGAAGGTACGGTGGACAGTAAACGATGCGAAGCCTTCCTGGCTAATAATCGCTACGCGATTGCCAGCAGGATCCCGGAGGATAGATTGATTGCCTCCGGTAAACATGTTGCACTTGAATGGTTCGATCACGCAACCTTTGTACTGCGGATGTTTAACAAAGAACGCTTGTTCCGGTGTTAGCTCCGGGTCAAGCCTGCAAGAGAACACGTTGGGATGCTCGCCGCAGGAGACAACCCGGCTGGAGACGAACTCCAGGAGGGGGTGATAACGGTAGTCGCGAGGGTAGGGTTCGCCGGAGAAGGTGCCCCATGCCCAGACCACAGCTTCCGCTGCGGAGAAGGCGGATGGGTTGGTTGGGACGCACTCGCCAGTGGCGAGGTTTATTACTTTGAGGTTTGTCATTTCAAAGACTCCGCATTAGAGTTAAAGTTTCTTCTGCCTGCTTGGTCAAAAAGCAGTCTGAATGGATTGTGAATAATCTTGTATAGTCCGAGGGCACACCTCCGAACTTACGAGCCCTTTCAGATGCGGAGGGTATTAGCGCAATGTCTTTACCACAGTGAGAGCATTTCATGGGAAGAACGAGTTGTAGGATCGTATTGGTGCTAAGTTCGCGTAATGCTTGACTTTTATGTCAACTTCGACCCCTCTTTCCTTGCAAGCTTTTAGGAAATAACCTGCATCACAATCCTCCTCTAAATAAATAGTGGCACCTCTTTGGTAAGAGCAAGAGGATATTTTGCTAAAATCATCTCCCATAATCATGCGAGCTATGTCACGGTTGACATGTAGCCAACCATGACCAGGATCCGCAGTAAAGTGGAGCCTTACTGGTTTTTTCATTCAGCGTCGGCGGTCTCTTGCGACCGGGAATAGGACGAGATTCCACTAAACCTGCCATCGGCGATCATCTCGTCGACGGCAGCTTGTTGTTCTTCCATTGTGTGAAACCATTCCAGAACAGGCCGAGTGCCGTGTTCTGTGGTGAAGCGTTGTACCCACACGGAGTACCTACAGCCCCGGCCGTGGTTGTTGCGGAATTGGTAGGGCATGGCCTCAGGAATAGAGCTGGAGTTCGGCATCTTTGCCGTAGCGGGCATAGAGATCCGCCGCGTATTCGGCGGAGATCGTGCGGGTCGTCAAGACCCTGCCGGATTGAGTGCGGGCTTCGGAGAACCACCAGCCAGGGCCGTGCATCTCACTGCGGCGGAAATGGACCCAGGCGGATTGGCTCGGAACGAATACGCTCCAGGCGTAGACACTAGCGAGTTGTGGCATGACTTTTTCCTGAACCGGTGAGTCTGAGGCGGCGAGAGAGTTCATCGGCATAAGTGAACGCTTGATCTGCGTAATACCCTTCGCGGACGGGGTTAAACCCACGGAGGTTTTCCGCCACTTGGCGGCAGTCGCGGATAATGAAGCGGAGCGATCCGAGATCACAAGTCGCCGCATGGCTCCGCCAACGGGCGAAGTCCTGGGGGGTGGCGTATTCGATCATGGGAGCCGTTCCATCACGAATGTGCCGTACTTGTCGGCTCCTATTGTGGAGAAACAGACGAGTCGGTAGGTAGCTCTTGGGTTGAATCGTGACAGAGCTTCTAACACTGCGGCTAAATGATTCTCGTGCATAGTCAGAGAATAGTCCTTGGATTCAGAAGCTCGAACCATTCCGCAGTGAGCGATGAAGGCGGTGTTCCCGTTACTATCAAGGGTTTTGACAGTTCGGACTACATCCAGGATCGGACGCGGCGTGGTAGTACGCCAAACGTCCATCGCGGCCCTGGCCGGATGAACAGTGATTGTCGCTGACATAGGTGTCAGACGGGCAGAGCCCGGTGGTAGTTGGACAGAAAATGCCCCCGAAGGGGCAATACGACATAGGGGGAATTGAACCACGGCTTGCGCCGTCCCGTAGGGCCCATACGAAAAGCCCACCCCGTAACAACGGAGTGGGCTAATCGCGCCTTGCCTAGCTTGCGCTAGGTATGTCGAAAGATTTTTTCGTTGTTTGACCTCAGGCCAACGAATTGAACCATAATACCTACATCCGTCGCATAACCCTGACGGTAGGGAGCCCTTGCGGGAGTGGGGCCATGTAGGAGCGCCCCGTATCTAAGCAGCAGGAGGCCCAACCCCCCTGAGAAGTGTGCGTAGGGCCTGACAACCCCCGGTAGCACACCGCATACCTGCTTGCACTGTGAGCCCGGTCCCTCTGCACGAGGATCCTGCTTGCTAACGACGGGATCTGGCTCTCACCGGCCTCCCCATCTAACGCACACTACTGCCCCCTCCGGTAATCCGGTGCTACTAGAAACCTCACCCCCATCAGCCGACATGAAAGTCGGGAGGGATTATCGGCCCGTTCGCCGCGCTTGCTCAGGATGATACCTGGCCGCCGGGATTTGAACGTGCGCCACTACAGCCCATCAAAGGTCCGTAGCTCACAGCTATAGCTCCAGGGTCGGCCTGGCCCGCCGCGCATGATCGGATGCGCTATTTATGGTCAGTTCACATAGGCGGTCGGTTCGGGAATGTGAAAGTAGTATGGCATGGATTGGCGGATCCGTCAAGCGGTTCGGCCGGCGCCGGATCCGGGAACGGATCGCGACTGACGGGAGAGGAGATCCAGGGCGCGACGGCCGCCGGTTCTCTCCCGTTGGATCCAACCTACCACGGGATGGGCGGGATCGTCAACTGATTGGCCCGTCGGATCCGTGGGGATCGCGCAGCAAGAGGAAACCCGCCCGTGCGCGACGTGCGCGAGTCTACCACAGATCGGCGGATCCGTCAAGTTTGCTGGAGTCTTATCGAGACTCAGCCTGCGACAGGCACACTGTCTATATGGCACATACAACGTCTACAAAAATGTAAATATATGTAATTTTTTATGCTATGCTTTCAGGGCATCTGATTCCTGAACCGGTGACCGAGCAGCTCTGTTTGAACCTGGGTGATGTCCCTGTAACCGTTGGGGGTCGAGTACCCAAGCCGATCCCGGAGGTAGTGTTGGAGCTATTCAGACTCTCATCTACCTCCCCGTCTGGTCTGGTGTGGGTTCATGATCGACCTCATAAGAGAACAAAAGCCGGTGACCCAGTTATTGGTAGCTTGATCAACAACAAATATAGATTGGTTCATGTTCCAGGGCATGGGCCTCACTACGCCCATCGAATCGTTTACTTCCTACAGACAAAAGAGAACCCAGGTCACATGGTTGTGAGGCATTTAGCCGATGGAGACTTGGTACTAGGTTACCAAAGTGACAACTTACGAGATTCGCAAGGGATACTTAAAAAGCCTAAGGAAGGGTACAAGACTTGTAGAATGTATGAATACAAAGGTGATACCTTCAATCTTACTCGCTTGTGCAAACGGTTAGAGTTGGACTACATGCGAATATACCAAATGACACGAAAAGGTAGAGACATTAGAGAAGTATTGGCAGAGCATGGCTTTGCCGATGTGAAGCTACTATTTACTCCCTGACATCTGCAGCCTCTCCATTTCAATCCTTAAATTATCCCTCCCTGACTTCAGCAACTGCCCGATCCTCGACTTGCTCAACTGCATATCGCTCGCTACCTCTTGCAGCCCCTTCTCTTTGACAACAATCTCCTCCAGCACATACCTCTCCTTCTCCGGCAGGCGCCGCATCGCGGCGGAGATCATCCGATGCTCTGCCGAAGGCAGGGCCAAGACGGGAGCTTCGCCGGGAGAGAGGGGGTCGAAGGGGGTGAAAGAGGAGGGAGGAGCGAAGCTGAAGCCGTCGTCCTCGGGGGAATCCACCGCCGGGATCAGCTCAATCAAGTTACTGCCTCCTTCGATGCCGGGGCGGTCGAGGCTTGCGGCCTCCGTCATGGCGTAGACCTGGCCGATCAGAAGCATGCGCTCAGGGCTGATCTTGGCGTAGGCGGCCAGCTCCTCCAGCGTGGGCTTCCGGCCTGTCCTTGACTGCATCTCCTGGCTGTACCGCTGAACCTTATTCAGCGTTTCGTAGTGGCCGATGGGAAGGCGGATGGTCCGCCCTTGGTTGTGTAGGGCTCTGGTGATGCCCTGGCGGATCCACCAATAGGCATAAGTGGAGATGCGGTAGCCGCGAGCCGGGTCGTAAAGCTCCAGGCCGCGAACCAGGCCGATGTTTCCTTCTTGTATAAGGTCGGAGAACTCCAACCCCTTGTGCTGAAACTTCTTCGCAATGGAGACCACCATTCGTAGGTTGGTGTTCACCATCGCTTTCATGCTGTGGCGCCCCCGCCGCTCTACCGTCTGCTTTGAGGCTGTCTGTTCATGATACGAAAGTGGGTGCATCCATTCATGAATGCGGCGGCAGTGGAGAAGTTGAGCTTCCTCGCAAAGGATTGGGTACTTACCCACTTCCTGCATATAGCTGTGAAGTTCAGCATTAGCCATCAGCGGATTTAGGTTTTACCCTGAGTGAAATTCGGTGAAGCCGTCTGGGTCTTCTGTCGCAGGCTCCGAGAGAAACGCACCGTAATCCGAGTCTGTATGAATTAAGACATCGGGATGGAAGGAGTCGATTTCGATCTCCGAGTCGCCCCGCCACCAGCCGCAGAGGATCAATGTTTCCCCATACTCACCTTCCGTGTAGTTCATCACCGTCATGACTGGGCCGTTAGCGAAGCGGACGCGATGACCCCGGCGAAAGCCGGTGGTGTCGTCAAAGGTGCTTACAGCGTTAGTCATACGGGAACCCCCAGGAGGATGTTATTGATCGTCATGTGTAAGTCCTTGATCGAGCCGCTATTGACGATGGTCTCTTGGAACTGAGATCGGTCGAGGGGCTGTTGGGAGGAGTGCGCCATCACCTCGGTGTTTACGGCTGCGCTCGGGCGCTCCACCCGCCAGAGGGTGCTGGAGAGGTGGGATTTGACGATGTCCAACTCATTCGGGAATCGGACATCATCGACCACGACACGACCGTAGATGCCGAGTTCCTCGACGGAGTGTTTCCAGGCGAGCAGCCAGATTTCGGGATGGATCAGTTTCCGGCCCCACTCGGTGCTGAGTGTCTGCATCATGGACCTTGGGGTCACATCCAGTTCTGGGAGGATCTGTTCTTTAAGGACAGGGTCGTTGAGGAGCTTGTCCCCGTAGACCTTGCTGTAGCCGAAACACTGAAGTAGCGTCCGCGTCATCAACTTCAGCGGATCGGCGAAGGGAATACGGTGGTAGTTGTACTCTTCGACCAGGAACTTGGCAATGGTGGTTTTGCCGGATCCCGGAATGGGTGAGTGAATACCGATCAGCCTGGGAAGGTTGGAAGTCATCAGTAGGAGGAGTTCGCGTAGCGGTTGCGAGCTTGGAAATGAATGAACAACTGCTTTAGCTCATCCCTCTGGAGAAGGACGACCTGATAGCAAGCGTCGGGGATGGCCACGACAATGCGGGCTCGGGGGATGAAAAGCTTGACCTCGCTGTAGACGAACTCAGCGGCGGCGGTGTAGGCGGCTACTTGGAGTTTGTAGTCGTAAAGCTTCTCATCGTCTGCGGCCTTCTCCGCCGATTTCCAGTCACTCAGGCTGATCTCCCCACCATCGTCTTCGTGGTATCCGAGATGATCGAGCGATCCAGCAAAGCCGTCTGGATGCCAGACAGCCCCTTCCATCAGGGCGGTGTGTCTGATCTTGCGGACGAATGGGCGGATGCTGTTCCAGTAGGGAGTGGCCAAAATGCAACGTTTCGGTTCTTCTCCTGTCAGGAGGAAGTGTTCGATGCTGTTGTGCATCTTCGTCCCGCGCCAACCAGCGACCTTAAGGATCTGGTCTGCTTTATCTTTCCCCTTCCACTCCCTCCACTCATTGATCTTGGTCATGTTCTTCGACCGCTGGAGCTTGTTCGTTACACTCCCCGCCCAACCTAGTGGTGTGTTGTAATGGCGTCCGCCGAGGGGATGGTCATCTTCGCGCTCTAGCGTGTGCTTCGGAAGGGTTATGTAGTCCATTCAGTATTTGACCCCGTCGATTGGTTTAAGCAGCTCATCTGCAGTGCATCCCAGGATACGCGCACAGCCGAGGAGTACCTCAGGGTCAATATAGCGAGTGGCTTGTTTCCGGGCTCGGGAGAGAGCCCCGCTGGAGATTTGGAGAGAGTCCGCCATCGACTTGAGGCTGATGCCCTTCTGGATGGCCAGCACCTCGACGTTCCGCCCGAATGTTCGGATGATCTGCGCGGAATTCGGGGTCTCCATGGGATCGACGGGGTTGTTGACATTTTACATGAAAAAGGGGCGGGAGAAGCCCACCCCACTCAGGAATCAGACGGAAGCGTAGATCACTCGTCGTCTTCATCGGCACCGGCAGCCTTGGAAGCCTCCGGCTCAAACGGGTTGCCGTTGTCAAAGAGTGCCTCCAGATCGCCGCCACTCTCCAGAAGCGCTTCGTAAGCTTCCTGAATGTGGTCGCCAACGGCTTTCGGAGGAGCGGCCTTCAACGAATACTTCGTGAAGTCGTTTTCCTTCTTCCTGGTGATCTTGATGTCGTACTCCTGCGGATCGCCAAAGTCGGGGTCGACAATGGCGGCGTGGAGATCCTGGAGAATGGTCTTCTGGTCGATCATTAGAACAGAGATCCGCTCTTTGGCGTAATCCCAGACGAAGCCGGCGATGAACCGCTTAATGTCAGCAGCTTTACCGCTCTGCTTGTTGATCTGCAAATTGCCGGGGATCTCGTCACCTTCCGGTTTAGTACGCCACCGAACTGGCTTACTCTTACCGTCAGTCTCGACCCAGGTGCTGTAACCAGTGATGGCGGCACCGAGAAAGCGGTAGCGGAAAGGCTTGCCTTCGTCGAGCTTGGAAAGGCCAACGTAGGCGTCGTTGGCGGCTGAATCTCTGGCAACGTCCTCGACCTGATCGTCGGAGAGGAACGCTGACGTCGGGCGCTTAGCTTTAGCTTCGGCGGCCTTGGTAGCGGTAGCTGCGGGCATGGCGGTAGAAGGACAGTAACGATTTAACTGGGTTGAGACTGTTTCGCCTCGGGGACAACAACCCTCAGGGAGGTGTTGGGATCGACAGGGCCAGGGCGTGAGCCCGGATGATCTGCTCACAAACCTCAGAAGGTGAGGTGCTTTTGGCTTCCGCGAGAGTTACCAAGTGGGCATGGGCCTGATCGGTGAGGTGCAGATGACGCTTCCGTTTGGGAGCGCCATAGCGCCGGTAACCAGATCGTGCAGGCTCTGTCGACTGATTCAAGAATAGGTCAGAACGGGACATAGGTCAACCTATCGCAGAGGGGAGAAAGGGAGAGATCAACCAATTTCAGAACAGGGGGGGGGGGGGGGGGGGGTCCCGGTCTCGCCAGGGGGGGGGGGGGGGGGAGGGGC